TCCACTTTGCGAAGATATCCGCACTTTTCGCGAAAATATCTGGTCGAATGTGCTTCGGCGTCATGTCGATCAGCGGGGCCACATCCAGCACCCGAGCCTGCGGCACACGCCTCCATTGATAGACAGCGGCTCGCTTGATGCCGAGCGCGTCGGCGACTTTCACCGCCAAGCCGCGCTCACCGCGGATTCTCGCAATAGCTGGATCAATCTTTTTGGTCATTTTCGGTCTTCGTCTCATGTTTACGCCTTTCATACCAAGGCGCGACACGTTTGCCGTTGAAACTCAGGCAGTAGCGCTTGGCCCATCGTTTCCGGATAACATAACCAGCCACTTCCTCATATCCAAGACGTGCCATGGCATGTAGCCGGTGATGCCCGTCGATAAGCCATACTTTCCCTTGTTCCTCGATAAAGATCAACGGCGGCAACCGGACTAGCCCAGCCGGGTCAGCCAGCAAAGCCGATACTTTGGTCTGATCCACTGCGACATTTCGCGCCGCATCCATGGTCTCCCGAACGCCGAACCGATGCGGGAGACCATGTTTGCCAGCCTCACAGTCGCGCGCGGCACGCGTCACGTTGTAGCTGCCGCGATCGCTGAGAAAGGTGGTGTCACCTGGCTCAAGATTGGTGATATAGAGAACGTCTTCGCTCACTTCTTGCTTGCCTTTCCAATCACCTGCCCCCGCGCATCATAGAACGTCGTAGTGCCTTGGCTGTCCGTCGATGAGGTGCCAAGGCTGTTGCCGCGCGCGTCGTAATAGCGCCGTTGCGTCTCGGCCGCTGGCGCGTGTGCCGTCAGCACCAACGCGAGCGCCAGCCCGAGCCCCATGGCGATAAAGATCATGCCGCCGATTTTCGCGTTCATTGCAGCGTCGCCCCTCGGCGCGGCAGCATGCCGACCATGCGGCCTTCGGAGTGTCCCCACGGCGCGATTTCCAGCGGCCCAAGGCGCGGCTTGCCCTTGCCGCGGATGATGCGGCGGTGCGCGAGTATCTGGCCAGCCTCGAAATCCTCGGCCTGCAGCATCACGACTTCCACGCGATCGGCATCGGGCAGGCTTGCGACGCCATTGCGATCGATTTGCTGCAGCAGTTTGTCGCGTTCCTCGTCGGTCTTGTCGATCAGGATCGCGATCCATGCCTCGCCGAAATAGACGTAGCGCACCACGTTCGCCAATTCGAACAGGGCGCGCATCAGCATGTTGGCGATGTCCTTGTCCACAGGTGGCTGCGGCTCGATCATCTCACGACCATCGCTCGTGACCATGTGCCAGATCGGCGCGACTTCACCGATCCTGTCGAACATGGCCTCGCAGATTCCCGACGCAAACTTGATCATCCGGTGAAGGTCTTGCTCGCTCATTTCTTGGCCCTCGGCTCTTGCCACAGATGGCGATGAATTCCACTGCGTTTGTTTTCGTTCTCGAAAAAATCGTGCAGATCAACCTTGAGAATCCGCAGCACTTGTTCGACCCGATGCGTGCTGGCGAAAGATACAACGCGCTTGTTTTTTCTGATGGCTTCCTCGAAATTTTCGATCACTTGTTCTAGTTCATCCTTGATCATTTCTTTTTCCCCACTGGTTTGGCGTTGCCGCGTTTCTTGCGCTTGGCCAGCCATGCGCGGGCGATCTCGCGTTCTTTTTCAATGTCGATCTCTTTGTCTTTCACGAACTCTTCGCGATAGCCCATCGATGTGATCACCGCGGCGATCGTGCCATGCTGCGGATTGCGCGTGTCGCCATGAAACCAGTTGCGCAGCGTCGAAGCCGAAACACCAGAGATTTCATGCACAATGCCAAGCCGCTTGAACAAACCCTCGTCATTCAGCAGCGTTCGCACGCGGTCGATCACCGGATTCTTGTCGATATAGGAATAGGTGCGGTAAAGTTTCACTTCAGCCATTGGCCAGCTCCCGGCCCTTGGCGGTCAGCGCATAGCCATCGGCTTCTTTGGTGATCAGCTTGTCGCGTTTGGCGCGCTCGATAACGCCGCTAATTGACTTCGGTGAAGGTCCGCCAGCCTTGGCAAAATATTGTGCGATGGCGACAGGTTTCGACGGTCCCTGATGCGAAAGACAGGCGACCAATATTGCGGCGCCAGAACCCTGCTTGGCGCGTCCGCTTGGCGATTTGGCCGCGGGTGCGGGCTTTTCAACCTTAAGCCCTTGCTTCGCCTTCTCGGTGAGAACATAAGTACCGATGCCTGCGGTCTTAACGAAATTCTTCTGCTTGAGATTATGCACCACGCCATAAATCCGTTTTTTGTCGAGCCCGGTCGCAGCTATCAATTGCGCAACCGTCCTTTGTCCGCGTATCAACGCCGCGATAACTTGCGACTGAAGCTCACCGCTGCCATTGCTCTTTGTTGCGGGCTTTGTGCCGCCATGGCCGAGTTCGAGATCGAGTTTGGCAATTCCCCGCATCTCATGCAGGCGCAGCAGCACAACGCCGAATGCGTCAACCTCGACTTCAAGTCTGATCGGAATAGTTTTAAGCATCGCGAATCCCTTCGTGTGGAAGTAAATGATCAGGGATGTGCGGAAGCGGCGGTCAAAACCCGCGAAAGGTAAGGCGTCGATTCACACACACTTTTGTTTCGTTCCCAGATACGCCAAGCCGCTGCCGTTGTAAACCGCCAACGGAATGCTTAAAGTTAACGGCGGCGCTTCACACACGCCTTGATACACTGATAACCCCCATCACTGGCCCGCCTTAGCACCCAAGCCAATGGCGGGCCATTTTTTGGCCAAAAAAATAGCCCCGCCGAAGCGGGGCCAAGTCGGGAGGAGGATTGAAAATCTGAGCTAGTAGTGTCCCGATAGAATATCTGCAGTTTCGATTGCGGCGAGGCGGCTTGGTGGAGCTGGCCGGTAAATCTCGATCATCTCTGTAGAAAAATTGGCAGCGACCTGAGTGTCGTCGCTCGAATCGACAGAGATGGTCACGTCATAGTCGATCGAGGTAGTGACGTCTAAGCTCATGTGTTCGTGCCTCGGCTGGCGCCAGCATTATTGACCAGCGTCCCGGACCAGATACGAAAATGCGATCCTCCGGCAGTTATGCGCACCAGCGAATGCTCGTAATTACCCAACGGAAGTCCAAGCAGTTGCGCCATCGTAATCAACACCATGAATTGGCCCTGAACCGGGTTGGAGAGTAAAATCCCACCGTTCTCGGTTGTCAGCAACAGTTCTTCGGTGATGTCTTCAGCCTGATGACGAATGCCCATCCGCAGCTTGCTTCCGGTGAGATCAATCGCTACTGGCGGACTATCGGTCGTCTGATAGATGAAGCTCCGCATGAAGTCGGCGTCGTTCCAGCAGGTGATGTTGACGATCGCCGCCATGATCAGCCATTCCATCCAAGAGCCACACGAGCGACTTGCTTAGTCAGGCCAAATGCTTGATCAATTTCATCTTTCGTGGTGATGGTGCCACCATCGATGCCGGAAATAACCCCGCTATAGTTATTGTAGTTAGCTTCGTAAAAAGCCATCTCCTGAATATAAATGGCTTTGATGTTCGCATTGGTGAGCGACACCGTGCTGCGATCCGGCATCACCCACGCGACGACGAACTTGGAGTCGTCGTTTGCCAGTTCATTGTAACGCGCCATCAAAGCCTGACTATTGGTATCAGTTGCGATGGTTGTCATGCCGGCGATGCCCGTGATCGGACATCCCGAGACTTCCACGGTATCGCGGGAGATGCGCGCATAAGCTTTGAGATCGACAGCAAGCCCATAGGGCGCAAGCACAGCTTGCAGCGACCAATCCGTTTGATTGCCAGCGTCATCTGGCGGCCATCTGGTAGCGACGTTCAATCCAGACCAGCTGACATAATCGGGATCGCTCGGATCGATAAGCGCCGTTACGGCGCTCGAGTACAGTCGCCCATCATCGGCGAGCCAATACCAATTATACGGATTGTAGACTGACATCTCAGGCATGGTTTCCCCTTTTTTTATTGGAATTGACCGCCGGTCGATACTGTGCCGCCGGAAGCGCCCGGAATATAATTTGTGGTGGTTGTCGCCTGCGCGCCGCCTGTATCGAGCAGACCATTCATAGCCAGCGCAAACCGCGCGCCAACGGAAACGCCAACGCCGGCAAATGTCACGGCTTGCGCTCCGATATAGCCGCCATTGGTCGCCCCCACGGTGCCCCCCGAACATTGGATCGTGTTGTACGTCAGCGTCATCGAGTTGATCATGTTGACGGCGCTCTGCGTCGCGAAAAATGTGGAAATGCAATTGCCGTTGAAGATGCCGGTGCCGAGTGAGCTGAGTCCTGTGATAGTGGTTCCGGCGCCAGCCGCTTCGACGCAGTAGCTCCCGGCCGCGCCGAAGGTGATGGCGCCCCAATTGACTTGCGAGCCGCTGGTACAGAAAAGACAGCCGCCAAATGATCCAGTTGCGCTCAAGGTGAACCCGGATATCGAGAACATCGCGCCAGAGGACACTTGAATCGCGCTGACTTGTGAGCCGGTCATGGCGATCGAGCAACGCCTGGTCGAGGTGTCGCCGATAATTTGGAGTTGGTTCGCGGAGAAAATTCCGGTGATGGCGCCGACTGGCGTAAACTGTGCATACACCGTCGGATTGTTTGGAAAGGCGCAGTTGATATTGATATTTTTGCCATTGGCATTGATGTTCTGCTGCAACCAGCTCCACGCCTTGTTGATAGTCGCCCAAGCCGTGCCGGCCGTCAGACCATCGCCCGTGGTATCCGAACCCGTAACAGGGTTGACGTAATAATTGGTCGTAGCTGCCGTCAGCGGGATCAACGTTCCCGGAGGTCTCGGATTGCTGAGTTGGAATTTGCTGCCGTCGTATTCGGCGCGGAGGATATCACCGATGAAATACGTATTCGCTGTGAGCACTGAATTATTCGAGCCGCGGAGGTCCACCAATCCGAGACCGTTGACATTGATCTGAGTGGGGCCGGTGATCTGATTATTAAGTTTGAAGTCAACCTTCAAACCGGCGACATAAGCAGTCGGAGCTGGCGTCAGAGTGATGCTGATCTGATTGGCTACTCCCGAAAGATCGGGCGCATAACTCAACTTCCCAGTTTGAATGCCTCTCGCGAGCTGATGCAGATCGGCGTCTGACGGGACGATGCTGACATCGCTGATCAGATTGACGATCTCGCGTTGTGGAAATTCGATCGACGCTGCCGGCGGAATCGATCCCATCGTTCCGGTCGAGGGATTGCCATTGATGTAGGAGGCATTCGGATCAGAGATGCCAAATGGCTGTTGATATTTCATTTTAAGCCACTCCTACTGTGGGCTCGAGGCAGTTTGAATTTCGGCAATACCGGTGGCATACACTCCGACATCGGCATTGGGTGCCGTCGCTACGGTATAGCCGGGCACCGAGCCAACGCCGGTATTGCAGTTGGTATTGCCATCCGATTGGCGGTAGCCGCCAACTGCTCCGGTATCGAGGATGACGACGAGTTTGTCGCCAGTGTTCAAGGTCAGGCTGGTGATATTGATCCAGTCAGACCAGACGTCCGCCGAACCGACCGCCATATTCAAGCCATGGCCGCCACTGCCAAATGTCACCTCGATCGGCGTCGCCGTTGTGCTGGAAAGATTCGCCGTGCCATTCCATTTGCCGACGCTGATATGTTGAAAATCGCTCTGCCAAGTGCTCGTAGCTGGGGTCATGCGAATTCGAATATAGCCTTGGCTCGGTCCCGAAAGCGTTACCGTTTCCCGGATGCTTAGATTGTTATTCGCGCTATCGGCGTTGAGCGCCACGCTCGGCGTGAAGATTGTCGAGGCACCCGCGGTGAATGCATATGAGACAGAGAGCGAGGTGATCGACAATGTGCCGCTGACCGTTCGCGGCTCAACACCGAGAGCGAGGCCGTTGAAATATTCACTGCCGGTGATAAGTCCGTTCGCTTTCGCCTGAAGAAACAGCGTCTTCAAATCGACGGTGTAATTCAGCAAATCGCCCATGTCTTGCCGAATGAAGACGATCTTGTGCGGCGTCGGCGCCGGATTGTTGATGATGTACCAAACCGTGCTTTGACTGTCGGTGAAAGAGTACTTTGTAGATAGAGCGGTCAGTGCATCCCTGACATATTGCGGCGCGTGAACATGGAGATCGAATTGAACCTGATCGGTGGCGCCCGGTGTCTGTGTCAAGGTGCCGAAATAATGCACGTCGAATTCCGTTGTCGTGCCAGCCAGCGATACATTATGGATGAGCGATAGCGTAGTGATATTATTGATGGTCGATGGCGTGATGTTCGTGACAGGCGCGCTAGCGCCAGCAGCAATACCAGTGCCAACTTGGCCATAGGCAATGTTGGGATAACTGTACGTGTTATTAGTCGGTATCGTATTCGGCCAATTCCATGAAATCGACGTGTAGTTCGGAAACGAGTCGGCGTAACAGGTGATCGTTTCCGTGAAGTTCGTTCCGCGAACCAAGGTCCCTTTATTCCAAACACTATCATAGGCCCAATACGGAATCGCGCGGCCGCAGCCAGCCGGCGGCGCTCCGTTGCTGGTGAAATTATAGGTCGCGTTATCCGCATTAAGAACGGTCTGGATGCCTTGACCGCCAGTCGGAGGACCGCCGTCGCCGGGACCGCCTAGCGTTTGAATCGCGGAAATGCCAAAGACCCAATTTCCAGAATCGGCGTTGTCCGAAGTCGCATCATTGTAAGTCGGTAGGCTGGAATAGGCCGCGTTGGCGTTGGTGTTGTTGAACGAGGTTCTATAGCCGCTGGTGGCGCCCTCATCGAGGCAAACGACAACCTTATCACCGATGCCGAGCGTCAGACTCGAGACATTGATCCAATCCGACCAGACCGGCGCTGCGCTAGCATTGAGATTGATGCCGTGCTGACCATTATTGAAGGTCACCTCGATCGGCGTCGCCGTTGTATTTGAAAAATTCGCCGTGCCATTCCATTTGCCGATGCCCATAAAACTGACCGCGGTCGCCTGTCCGGCCACGCTCGGCGTGACTTGGACGCGAATCTGTCCAGTGCTCGCGCCTGACAGCGTTAGAGTGTTACGGGCTCCGGGCAAAGGCTCAGCTCCATGTCCACGAAATGCTGTTGAGAGTGCAGGAGCCCGTCGAGGCGGCAGCGTTGTTGCCAGTCGGCTCTGGACCCATCTGGCCACCGATGATGTAGTCGTTGCCGTTCATCCAGCCGTTAGCCACAAAGAATTTCATTACCTCGCCGGCTGGGAACGTACCGCTGACATGTCCTTGCGCATCGACCATCTGTTTCAAGGTTCGACTGCCGGGACCCGTAACCGGTATGATCTTGAGTTGTGGTGGCGAGCCAAGTGTACCGGTGCCGCTTGCACTTGGATTGGTGCAGAAAGCGTTGAAGGTGCCATCTGCTGACGTAAAGTTGAGGTTGCGAGCTTCGCCGTTGGTCAGGAGATTGTGTGCGTAGGTTGGATATATCCAAGCATAGAAACTGATCTCATTGGTTGCTTGATTCGCTGTCGGATTCGGGAACGACCAGTGCTCCATCATGATATCTGAATCTTCGTCGGCGAAATTCTTGGTCCAATTGAAGGTGACCGAGACGTTGTTGATGTTCTTGATCTGCAAGTAAGGCACGGCTCGGTTGCTTCCCGTCGGGAAACGCCAACTGCCGGTTTCACCGTAATCAACAGACGGATACATGAAGACACCCGCCCAAGGCGAATTTTGCGGAATGGCAAACTGTATCAATGTATTGTTCGGGAACGTGTTCGTATGGACGGTGATGGATTCGCTCCAAGGCGCATAGGCCGTATTCCATCCCTCAAGCGCGACAAAATATGGTCCGGTCAATGGTGCAGATGTCCCGTGGTCGAGATTCCATGTTTCATAATTGTCTTGATTGGTGTTGCTGGCGGAAATCGTCACGGCTACACCACCAGTTGTCTCCGCCCAATCTTGATTGAGCGCGACGCTCGGCGTGAAGATCGTGGTTACCGTCGTCGTGACGGCGCCATTTGCCGCCATGCTGTCATTCATTTCTCTTGGTGTCCCGGTTGCCAGAAGTGCGCCAGTCGTGATGCCGACGAGCGAGTCGTTTCTCTCAACGATCGCGGCTGTGCCGGTGACGCCGAGTAAGCTCGTGGCTGCAAGCGTGTCCCGAGCCTCAAGGGCGACTGTGTTGCCGCTCGTTACGAAGCCAGCAATGCCGCCGACGCCGGAAGCCGTGTCTGCACCCTCGTAGAGAGCCGATCCCTCGACCCCAGTGAAGTCGAAGATGATCTGGGTATGTGCAGGCTTCCAGCGCGCCAAGATGCATTCCAAATCTTGCGGAATGCCGATCCGCAAATGCGGATCGACGCCACATTGACCGGACGCGCAACGAAACCACACCAGACTCTTTGCCTTGACATGGACAGTCCAGTAATAGCGGTTTTCGGGGCGCCCGAGTCCATAACTCGGCCATTCGCTCAACTCACCTTGCGCCAGCGGCACGCCAGAGGGATTGAGGATTGGTCGTCCCCAAACATCCTGCATGAACGTGCCATTACCAAAAATCCGCGCGTCGCCGCACTGGTCGAACCCAACCATCCATGGACGATATTCGGTGATGGTAATGCCGTAACCGAGAAACGCCGCGAAATTGATATACCATTGCCGTGATTGCGAGCCCCACAGCGTCATGCGCGCGATGAGCGCAGTCTGCCGTTGCGCTACCGTCTGCGGCGCGCTGTAGCAGGGATCGGGCAAGCCCCAATTGCGCTCCCAATCCGGCAATAGCTCTACCGTCTGGCGCGGATCGCTCTCACGCTCCAACAAATCGGCGGCGCGGCCATCGACAAACCCCCAGTAATCGTTGAGTCCGTCGCATGCCTTCCAAAGCACACTTTCCGGCGAATGCTTCGGCCAAGCCTCGCCTTGCGGCAATAGCTCGAGGAAGGCGTCGCGATAGTCGTTGCCATCTCTGCGCAGATGCCGGTCGCTCATCGATAGTAGATCGTTCCCAGGACCGGCATCGTGCCAAGGTTCGGCATGATGAAATCCTGATTGGTAACCAGATCAAAGAAGACCACGCTCGGCGCCTGCATGATCGCTCCGCTGATCCAAGCCGAGTACATCGTTTGTCCCGGCTGCGACAATCGGAAGAACATATCTGCAAGCTGCGCTTGGATTTCAGCTTTGCATTCGTCGGTATTGGGATTGAGATTGGATATCGTGAGATCGACAATGAATTTGATCGGCGCAGCGACAAAGCAATCCTTCACTGTGACCGGCCGCACTTTGTCGATGTAGCTCGCCACCGTGTTGATATCGACCGGCAATGGAAAGCCGCCATTGCTCGCACGCAGATCATCCATCATGAACCGCACCGTCATGGTCCCGATGCCCTGCTCGACATTGGCCCACGCCCGCGTCACGCCGGGAACGGCCAATGCCCATGCCACATAGTCGGCCTGCGCGCCGCCCATCGGCGGACTTTGGATTCGCTGCAAAATCCGCTGGCGCAGCTCATCGTCAGTTTCGGTATCAGTGCCGCCCGAAAGAAGCTGGGCAGTAGCCGAGCTGCTTACACCCGGAATGGCTGGCGAGATTGATAGCGTGGTCCCATCCGGCAGGTTGCCAAATGCGCCAGGGTCGAGCGCACGAATGCTGGCGGTGACCGGCGCGGTCGCCGAAGTAATGATATCGTTGGTCGTTTCAAATGTTACGGTCGCATTTGCACTCGGAAAAGCCAAGTTGACAGGTATCGTCGATCCGCTCTCCAATTGCGTGTGAGCGGGAACGATGGTGCCATCAATCAAGCCTTGGATTTGTGCAAAGCCGGTCGCCAATGTCGCCATCTTGCGGCCGGTCGTGCCATCAGCATTGACGAGCCAAATCTGGCCATGACGATCGAGCCATTCGGTCTCCGCCGTGTCCGGCATTAATTGCAGAGCTAGCCAATCCACGTATTGCAGTGTCAGATGGCAGAGCGCGCCTTGGTTATCCGAAAGAACGCGCAGCACGCTATTCGGAACATTCGCATCAGCCCCTGGCAACGATGCGGCGACGGCGTCGCGGACCAGCGAACGAACGTCGCGGAGTGCGGGTGTTACCCAAGGCATCAGCTCACCATTGCATCCCAGAGAAGGGCATAGCGTAATTCGATCTCGCGAAGCGGCCCGCGATAGATGCGGATCAGCGCATCGATCCGTTGCTTATCGACTCGAGTCGTCCAAACATCGAAAGACGTACAAATGCGGAGATTCACGAAGGGCTGAATGGCGCTCCGAATATAATTCTCAACCAGCATCAGCGTGGATGCCTGACCCGGCCCAGCCGGCACGATTTTGGACCGACGCAAGAGCCAAAGCTTCGAGCCGATCGGCCAGCCACCCCATATCGCGCCGGCGTCCAAATCGCCCCACCAGCCACAGCGATCCGTCGAATCCGGATCGGGTAGCTCATCATCTGGATCGGCAAGCGCATTGGTGCCGAGTGCGACAATGATAGCAGTCGCGAGCGCTTGGCTATCATCAAGCGTGCCGTCGGATAACAGCGACCAATCGACCGTGACGTCGTATGCGGGAAAGATGTTGTTCTGGACAAGCCGGATATCTGGAACGTTATAACCGGCGGGCATCAGCCGACCTTTGCATAAACGTTGATCGAAGGACCGCTTACGGTCGAGACCTTCGCGAAGGTACCTTCGCCTTTCTTGCCGCCGAGATAGACTTCCTGGCCGATGACGTGCGCATAAATCTTGCCATCATCGAGCATGATGTGGACTTCCTTGCCCGATGCGCGCGTGGCATCTTTCGTCATGTCAACGAACACTTTCGAATCCTTGGCCTTTTTATAAACGGCTTCTTGTCCCTTCTTCTGTTGCCCCTGTTGCTGGCCAGTGCCTGTGGCAGCGCCACCGCCTGTGCCTGCGTCCGCCGCAGTTACCGACGGACCGCCAGTGCCGCCGCCCGCACCGCCAGCGCCAGCGCTTTGCTGTGTGCTGTTGCTCTCGCTGTTCTCGGGGATCAGGCTCATGCGCACGGTCTTGTCTTGCGGTGCCGTCCAGAAGCCGCCGTCTTGGGTTAGATGGAATTGCTGCTTGTCGCCGCGCCCGCGAAACATCGCGGTATCACCCTTGTCGAGCTTGTAGAGCCGATGCCGGCGATCATCCATGATCGAGACCGGAAGCGTGCGGTTGCCGCCCAGAAAGCTTGTGAAGTGCTCAGCGGCTGCCTGCACCTTGCCCATCATGTCTTTCTCGGCGTCGAAGACCACCGACGTAAATCCATAATTCTGCGGAGACTCGATAGCCTCCCGCGTTTCGTTGACCATGAAATTGGCCTTCATCTCCTGCAGCAACTTCGTATCATCAGCCTCATGAACAATGCCGCGCGTGCCGCCGCCCGTGAAGGCGCGGAATGACGAGTTGAGTGGTGTTGCACGATGCATGTTATTTTTCCCCTGATGTCGTGGTGGGTGACGTGCCCTCGCCCGGATCGATATTGCTGCCGCTCAGAATCTCGGTCAAATACAGCGTCGTCAGCGAGCCGCTACGATTGTCCTGCGTGAAAGTTACGGTTTGGATGTACAGAGATCGGTTGAGCATCGCCATCGGCGAATAGATGTGGACCGGCTGGCCTTCCTCCCAAAGTGCACCGGTCCCCGGCCGCAGCCAGCCATTCACGACAATGGTACATTGGATGGTCATGCCATCGCGGATCAGCTTCTCGAAATCCGCACGCTTCTGCGCATCGTTCGGGTCCATCGTCGCTTGCTCAAGCGGGATGATCAATTTGGTATACGGCACGTTGGGAACGTCGGTTGTGGCGTGGCCTTCTATCTCGCTGGCCGCGGTGCCGGAATGATCATCGCTCGCCGGACCATGTCCGGCCACGTCCACATTGGCAGTGTTGTAAAGATGCGTAATGATGCAATTGCAGGATTTGATATTGTAACCTTCGATCAGCTCATCGCCTTTGCCTGCAGAAGGATTCGTGCCGATCAGTAGAAAATTGCCTTTGGAATCGCAGCCCATGAACATCTTGCGCACCCGCGCCAAACGCTCAAGGAAATCCCAGATCAACTCGCCCTTCTCGTTCTGCATTTTCTTGAATGGCGTCAGGTCGACGTTGCCGACAAGCCTGATGCCGATGCCAAACGGTGCGACACACTCTTGGGCGATCTGGTGGATATTCTTGCCGTCAAAACTGCCGGTCTTGGTATCGACGCTCGACTTCGACGCTGGCTTCGTCAGGCTATGGCCGCTCAGCGTCACGATGTGCTGATTGGCGTCATAGTTCGCCTCTCTGGTTTCGATGATGCCGGTGATCGCAAGCTGGCCAGCCAGCAGAATGGTGCAGCCGTTACCGGGCCTGAACTGCATCTTCGAGATACTTGGGACTCCGGGCACTCTGAAGGCCGGATCGCGTTCGGCTGCGGTGAAGCGAAATAGATGATACGGCTGCATCCATCCTTTTTGTATCCAGACCGATTCCCAATCCTCGAATTTAATTCCGGCGACGTTCAGCGTCGCAATCTGGTCGGGGCGATTCGACGCCGGAGCCGGAGCCGGAGCGCTCGGGCTCGGCGAAACATACAAACGCCCGCTCGGTGTTGTGACTGCCATTTGTCCTCACGCTGAAAGCGCTAATCCAGTCGGCAGCATGAATGCCGGATGGACGATATGATTCTCAGCCCGTAATTCATCGG